TTCGCACCGCCCTAGGCGTTGGCACTCTTTATACTGATGCAGTCTTGCAGCAAGTCTGCGATGCCGCGGATAACGTCCTGCTCCCTTTTATTTGGTCAAATACTCTTTCAATCATCGGGCATAGCAACACCGCCAATACAGGCACTTCATATTTTGCAGATTCAATCGTCGATGTCCTTTACGTTGGCGAGACAGTAGTTATCACAGGCGCAGGATCTAAGCACAACGGATCAAAGACCATAACAGGCCGCGACACTCGCTCGATCACTTATGCAATTACAGGCAACAATAACGCGGTAAAGCCTTACCATCCGATTAATCCTTACGGCTTACTTTCAGCCGATACTTATCTTGATCCTTCTACAGTACCGGCAATTCAAGAAGCGGCACTTATGATCTCGATTGATATCTGGCAAAGCCGTCAAGCTCCATCCAGCGGCGGCGTAAGTATCGATGGCTACGCTCCTTCACCATATCGAATGGGTAACACCTTGCTTGCTCGTGTGCGTGGCTTGCTTGCCCCGTATCTTGATCCGAGATCGATGGTGGGCTAATGGCCGCCATCTCAACACTACGCGCAGGCTTAGCCTCAGCCCTTACAGATAATTCACTTTATTCAGTCTTTTCATTCCCACCTGCGACACCTATTGCTAACAGCGTTATCATCGCACCTAGCGATCCTTACATTTCGCCGTCTAACGGATGGCATGCATCCATCTCACCAATGGCTAACTTCACCATCTCAATCATGGTGCCGCTTCTCGATAACGAGGGCAATCTAAACGGAATTGAGGATGACGTAGTGCGAGTGTTTAACCTTCTCGCGGCATCCTCATACACCTATAACGTCACAGACGTATCGGCTCCAGCCGTACTCAGTGCCGTCTCTGGTGATCTACTAACCTGCAATATCAATATCTCAGTCCTAACGAGTTGGAGCTAAAATGTCCGAGTGGGAAAAAGAGCAAGAAGCCTTCCTGATCAAGATCGGGCAGGTAGCACCAAAACCTAAGCCAGCACCTACCAAGAAAGACGAGGAATAATCACAATGGCTGTATTTCTAAACAATGGAGTTCAAGTCACTGTGAACTCTGTCGATCTATCAGATCACGTTACATCAATCACACTTAACCGCGCATTTGATGAGCTTGAAGTCACCGCAATGGGCGACTCAGGTCATAAGTTCGTAAAGGGTCTAGAGGCTGCATCTCTTACAATTGACTTTCTTAATGACACAGCTACATCAGAAGTCCTACAGACCTTGCAGGCTGCTTACGGTACTAACGTAACAGTCACACTCAAGCAGACATCTGCAGCAACTTCAGCGACTAACCCTCTTTACACAATGACATGCCTAGTCAATAACCTTACCGACATTAACGGTGCAGTTGGCGATCTCGGTACTCAATCTGTAACATGGAATGTCTCTGGTACAGTAGCAGTCACCACTTCATAAGAAACTAAACAAAGGGGCACAGCATGGCAAAGTTAATAGTCACGATGGCAGACAACAGCGTCACCGAGATCGAGATCACTCCTCGACTTGAGTACGCGTTCGAGCTATATGCTAAAAAGGGATTTCACAAAGCGTTCCGCGATGATGAAAAGCAGTCGGATGTCTATTGGCTTGCATGGGAAGGCCTTAGACTAAGTGGAGTCACAGTCAAGCCATTTGGCTCAGACTTTCTCGAAACTCTTAAGAGTGTAGAGGTTGCAGAGTCTGACCCTTTGGCCTAGGCAGGGATAGCATCCACTATCTCATCGCTCGCTTGAGCATTGAGACGGCTATCCCTCCACAAGATTTAATCGATTTAGATTCATCAATGCTCCAGATGTTACTGAAAGCATTGAAAGACCGAGCGAAGGAGCAGGAGAATGCCTACAGAGCTAAAAGGCGCTAATGAATTGCGTCGGGCTCTAAAGAAGTTCTCACCTGATCTAGACAAAGAGACTCGCGATGAGATGGTTGGATTTCTAAAGCCGATTGTAAAAAAGGCTAGAGGTTTTCTTCCATCTAACTCAGACGCTCCATCTGGATTCGTTAAGCATGAAGTCAAGACCGCCAAGTTCCCCATGTACGATGCAGCAGAAGCCCGTCGTGGCATTGGATACAAGCTGACACCGACTAAGCCTAACCGTCAGGGATGGTCATCGACTGTATCGATCCACAATAAGACAGCAGCAGGAGCAATCGTTGAGACTGCCGGACGTAAGTCTGGACTCTCAGGCAATTTCAGTCCGCGCTTCTCTGGACAATTCGCAGGCCGTGGCAAGATGCAAGGTCGTGCAATGTTTAAGGCTTACGATCAGGATCAAGGCAAGGCTAAGGCAGCCGTAATCAAGGCACTTGAAAAGGCCGCCGCTAAGTTTAATGGGAGCAAGTAATGGCTGAATTAAGAATCCCGATAATCGTCGAGAACAAAGGTAAAAAGGCTCTAGGGGATGTTGATAAAAGCGTTAAGGGTCTATCTAAGTCTTTTAAGAAACTAGCAGGCGCAGCAGGCATCGGCCTATCAACTGCCGCAGTAATCAAGTTCGGCAAAGAAGCTGCTAAGGCATTCATAGCAGACGAGAAAGCTGCCTCTCGATTAGCAATGTCAGTCAAGAATCTTGGTCTAGGTTTTGAGACTCCACGCATTGAACGTTACATCGCCGATCTTTCTGCCATGTCTGGCGTTACTGATGATCAACTACGTCCAGCCATGCAGCGTCTATTGCAGACCACAGGCTCGGTTACTAAGTCTCAAGAATTACTTAATCAAGCGATTGACATCTCACGCGGCTCAGGCGTTGATTATGAGACTGTCGTCAATGACCTTTCAATGGCTTATGTCGGCAATACTAAAGGCCTTCGTAAGTATTCTCTAGGACTATCTCAGGCAGAACTTAAGACTATGAGCTTCGCAGATGTACAGTCTAAGTTTGCTTCTACATTTAAGGGATCTAATGCCGCCTACCTTGACACTTACGCTGGCAAGTTCGAGCTAATCAATACAGCAGTCGGCGAAGCAAGCGAGAAGATCGGTGGGGCTCTAGTCGAGTCTCTAGTCTCAGCATTCGCCGCTGGAGATCCTCAAGAATTCGTTGCTAAGATCGAAGGTCTAGCAACAAAGATTGCGAGCATGGTAGCAACAGCCGTGTTCGGGTTTAAGAAACTTTATTACTTGACATCTGATCAGGCTATTCTGGCTTCACTTAACCCGTTTGATAATTATGAGAACGATGTTGTCAAGATCATCGACATGCAAGAAAAGATGTTTAGAGCTTCATTCGAGGGTATCAAGATGGGTTATCTAGGATCAATGCCTGTCGGTATCTATTCCAGCGCATCCAATGATGCAGCCCGTAAGAAGGCTGAAGCCGATGCACTTAAGCGTCAAAAAGACTTGCTCAACTTGCAGACTAAATCCCTTGCAGAACAGAAAAAGAAGTCTGCGCTAGACAGAGCCTCAAAGACTCTCAACCTAGAGGCTATTGGTATTGAGGCAGCCCTTAAGGGCAAGATTAGCGAGACTGATCGCATCTCCTTGCTATTGCAGAAGGCTATCCTCGAAGGCAATGCAAGTCTGGCCACACAGTTATCTGATCAATTAGAAGCTGCAACTAAGCGCCAGAATGAACTACGCGCCTTGCTACTGACTACGCCAGAGGCTCCCAATCCTTATCGTAACTGGACGCTACCCTTAGACCTTCTCAACTACACAGCCTCATCCCTTGGCGTATCTGTAGCACAATTACAGAACGCGCCAGTTGCTCCATCCTCTAGCTTCTCGGATGCAGAGATGGAATTGATGTCTGCTGTCAATAGATTCCAAGGGGCTAATGCTCAAGCCATTAACGTCGAGGTCTATCTTGATGGCGACATCGTAGGCGGTGCAATTACTAACTCACAGGTTAATAACTCACTGTCTGGCTCGTTTAATCAAGTTAATCGCTCACGCAATAAGGGCGCAGTAGCAATCGAATGACACTTCCTGCAACTATCTCGGTATCATTCGACTTTAGCCAAGGTGCTACATTCGGATATCCCTTTACTATTGGCGATCCGCAATACGGCGTAATTGGAGTAAGCACCTTTGCAAGCTCAGAGATTCCAGAGCCTGTGATCGATCTAAGCGATGTCACTCGATCAATTAAGATCAGTCGTGGTCGTAACATCATGCGTGACACCTACGAGTCTGGCAACTGCACAGTCCGAGTCCTTGATCCTAATTCTTATTTTAACCCTCAAAATGTATCTAGTCCGTACTACGGCTATCTCACTCCATTACGCAAGATCCGTGTAGCTGCAACTACTGATACTACACAGGAGTTCCTATTCTCAGGATATGTCGATTCGTATAAGTATTACTATCCAACAGGGCAGGAAATTGGATACGTCGATATCATCTGCTCCGATGCATTTAGACTCTTTCAGATGGCTAACGTCTCAACTGTCGCAGATGCAACCGCTGGCCAGACTACTGGCACGCGTATCACTAAGATCCT